TCTTGGTGACATACAGAATAACTGGATAGGTAGGCTTTCTGCATTGTATGGTCAGCAGTCCACATCTGCAAAGGAATCTTGGAGACTTACCGAATACTTCGTAAATAAGCTTAATTGGATCTATTTGGTAGCAGGAAACCACGATGTCTGGTCAGGTGATGGTGATCCCCTAGAATTCATTATGCGTGATCATAAGGGCTTATATGAGCGTTGGGGGGCAAGGATGAATCTTAAGTTCCCTAATGGTAAGGAGATCAGGATAAATGCAAGGCACACATTTAAGGGGAATAGTATGTGGAATACTGCTCATGGTGTAGCGAAGGCTGCTCAGATGGGATGGAAAGATCACGTTCTTACTTGTGGGCATACTCATGTATCAGGGTATCAAGTATTAAAGGATCCCGCCTCAGGATTGATCAGTCATGCTCTTCAAGTTGCATCATTCAAGATAATGGATAATTATGCAGATAAACTGGGGTTGGATGATAAGAATATATTCAATTGTCCTGTCACTATAATAGACCCTCAATACGATGATGATGATAATAGGTTGATAACTACAATTTTTAATCCCATTGAAGCTTCAGAGTATTTAACTTATAAGCGAAAAAATTGGAAAAAAACAAGTAAAAAATAACAATGCCTAAGCAAGTTTGGAAGATAGAACGATTTGAAGGTGGGTTAAACACCGTTGCAGATCCAAGAGATCTAGAGATAAATGAGGTTGTAACCTGTACTGATCTTGTTGTGAATAACGTAGGTAGAGTTGTTTGCATGGGTAGATTTACTACTCATGATGCACCTACAAATAGCACTGCAACTAATGCTGGATATGGATTATTTTACTTTTCACATGACCGTAAAGGTGCACAGGTAACTTCTGGAAGATTTACAGGTATACATAATGGATCTGATAATGTAAATGTTTTAGTAGATTCAGATGGAGGATGGACTGATAGTGCATTGGTAGGATTTACTATTAATAATATTACAAATGGTGGCACTGTCACAATAACAGCTAATACAGATACTACAATATCGGGAACATTAAGTGGTGGAAATGATTGGGATCAAAATGATGTATATACGATAACTGGTTTGGATGATACTGGAGAACAGTATCTATTAATGGCAGATACAGATGGTGCTGCAAACATAGATATCTATACATATTCATCTGATGCTTGGGTAACTGAAGTTATTGATCTTGGCACTACTACTGGAATGAAGCCTACTTATTATATTGCAGATGGTAATGTTAGAATATCTGATGGAAACTTTGGAGCAGCAAATAGATCAAAATGGTATGGCTATATAAAGAATACTCATTTTAATGGCATAGCCCCAGGTGGATTGGCTGATGATTATGATTTTTGGTATAGTAAAAATGTTGATATCGCAAAACCAACTAGAGGTCTATATGGAGATCTTCAATGGACTGATACTGGTGGTAATACAACTACTACTGATCATCCAACTTCAACTGCATTTGCAGGAATGCATGATGAGATAGATGATAATAATGATTATATAGCTCTATCGTCTACTGGAAGTAATTCGGCTGCTTTAGTTAGCACTGCAACTGATGATGTCCTTACAACTGCTACAAACTCAGGAAACTGGTCTGGTGAAGCAATGAGGCTGTATCCATCGGCAGGTAAGGGATTTAATGTATCAATAGAAACTAGTTCAAACGGCACATGGAGAGCGGCTGATTATGAAATAGGAACAACTTTCATATATCAAGGGGATCAGGAATCAAACATATTTGAAAATGTAGGTAATAATATATCGATGGAGGCTGGTAAGGGATGGTCTGTATATATCCAATGTACTTCTCCGTTTGATCCGTTTATTATTGGTGGTAGGGTATATATAAGAAAAAAGGATAGTGATGATCCTTGGGGACTGTTGCTTGATATTAGCTTAAGGGATGGGGTAAGAAAGAATTTAACTTCAACGCATACTGCTTGGTCACTTCAAAATGCAACTGGAATAGGTGCTCTTGTAGATAATGCTTATTGCTATGTAGGTAATATTGAAATAGAAACTCCAAGTCCTTGGACGTATCAAGCAATAAATGGATATGAAGCAGATGAGTCCATAGACATAGGAGCAACAGGAGAAGGGTTTAAAACAGCAGTAGTTGCAAATAGGCAGGTATATGTTGGTAATGTTAGGCGTGCATTACCAAATATTGGAACAGTCACTCAAGGCGATGCAATGTATAAGTCAATGCCTGGCAAGTTTGATGTATTTCCTATCTCTAGAAAGATAGAAGCAAGTATTCAAGACGGAGATGAGATAATTAAACTTGAAGAGTATGCAGATAGGATACTTCAATTCAAAAAGACAAAGATGCATCTTATTAATATTTCTCAAGATATGGAATTTTTAGAAGATACATTTATGCATAAGGGTGTACTTACACCAGGATCGGTATGTAAAACCGATTTTGGAATTGCCTGGGTAAATGAATTAGGTGCTTATTTTTACGACGGTAGAACTGTTAATAATCTTTTAGAAAAAAAATCACAAAAGGTTATTGCTGATTGGGGTTCATTTGTTGGCAGTCTACCTCAAGTAGGCTATATACCTAAAGAAAGACAACTTATATTTACAATGAGTGCTGATGCAACACCCGCTGGTGATATATATTTATTTGATCTTACGACACAAAGTTGGATGTATGGAGACTCTAAACTAGCCGATACAGATTTACAATCAAATTTTGTAAATGATATTAATGGGGATCTGGTTTACCATGAAGAAGGGGGTGCCGTATATAAATGGAATAGTGCAGCTACAGGCACATCTACTACATCACTAAGAACAAAGGATATAGATTTTGGTCAACCTGCAATAAGAAAAAAGGTATATAAAGTTCGTATATCATATAAAGGTGATGCCGATAGTATCGTTGTGAAGTACAGTACAGACGGAGATACAGATACTCTATATACATTTAATAATGATACTACTCCACTTTCAGATCAAACAGATCTTACTAAATGGCACCATGTTTCATTAAAACCAGTGACACCATCACAAGCAAATAATATATATAGTTTTCAATTGCATTTTGATGGTACTGTTGATTCAGATTTTGAATTAAATGATATATCAATAATATACAGAGTTAAGAATATAAAGTAATGTCAGATATTACAAGACAAGATAGGATCAATCTTCATAAAAGAAAGGCTGGTATCAAATCCATAGAGCCAAGTATAAATGAGATGTCTGAAGGTGTTCCAGAGGTAAGAACGTTCTTTAATCAAGTAACTGGTCAGCAAGATGTTGTTCAGTATATTAAAAGTGGTTCAAAAATATTAAGATCAAAGTTTGAAGATAGTTCGAGTTCTGTTGATGGATATACATCGCAATGGTATTCAAGTGATGAAATAGATATAAGTTCTACTGGTACCTCAAGAGCCATTATATGCGCTGAGGGTGATCATCTGATGGATGTTCGTATAATAGTCACAGAGGCTATTACTGCAGGTTCAATGGATGTTGACGTTGGTATAAGTTCTAACCCCGATGTGTTTATTGATGGTTGGGATGGTACTGCTGGAAGTCATGGAGTAAATACTATTAATGCGTTTGGTAGAGGATCAACGGCTACTGAGACTGGAGTAAAACTTGGTAAATATTTTAGAAGTATAGATACAGTAGACGTTGTTGTGAACACAGCGGCTGATGCTGGCAAGATAAGAATACTTGCTTGGTTAATTACTAACCCCCCAATATCTACTTGAAGAGTTATACTAATTATGACTAATTTATCCCCAAACAAAAAATCCTAATGGCTTACTACTCCCCATCTACAAACGCTTTTGATGTTTACGCTAAACAGTTTCAAGTTCAAAGACTAGAACGAGAAAAGGAAGAACTTGAAAAAGAAAAGGAACGCAAAGAGCAGTTAGGATATGCAGTTTCTGCAGGTCAGTTTGCCGAAGGTAAAAGAATGGGAGACATTGCTGAAGCAACAGAATTTTTAGCAGAACAAAGTCCTTATACTGAATCTGGAAAAAAGTATATACGAAAACCACTTGAAGGCGATGGGATGATGTCTTGGTTAAAAAATAGATATGGAAGGTCTGGTAGAGATAGGGTGATGCATGATCCCAATCTTAATGAGGCGGGTATTGAGCGTAAAGAATTTCTTACAAGGGCGCAAACAGATAGAGGAGGTGTTGAGAATCTAGAACTTAGAAAGGAGTTGGCAAAAGAGGGCTTTAAGGTGGATGGGAAGCCTATATATACAGGATCTGAAAAGGATCTTATAGAAAAACATGGTGCCAAAAGAGGTGCCCTAAAGAGCCATAGTGCCGGTTCTGGTTATCAACCATCTGAGATCGCTGCTGGTAGGGAAGCATATGATGCAAAGTATAAAGAACTTACTGGAATGAGCAAGGTTGATTATGAAGCAAGTCTTAGAGATCCTTTGTATGAGAGTGGCATAATTAAAGATACAAGTGTAGCTAGAGGAAAAGCCGAATTAGCACTTGGTATAGATACTCCAGAAAAAATAGCTGCTAGAGCATCTAAAGAACAAATTTTAAAAGGGGGGAGGGTGGTTAAAAAAGGCGCTCCTCCTCCATTAGGTGATGTAAGTGGACAAGGAGTGAGAGGCACCCTATCAAAAAGATCTGATAATCTAATTTCACAGGCTACTAGTGGTATTTCATCAGATTACCTAACAGATAAACCAACTGCAGCCTCAGGACTGCCTTTCCCTAGTGAAGGCGCCCTATCAAAATCATTAGGAGATGATGCAAAAGTTTTAAGAAAGTGGGGTACAAAGGCACATCATGTAAAAGAGGTAACTCATATTGTTCCAAATTCACAATTAACAAAGCCTCTTGATACTGGTAAAAAGATCATTGATAAGGTAACACCTAAAGTTGAAACTGCTGAAAAACTTATTACAGATGCTCCTACTTTAGTCGATGATGTCTCAGGTGGCGCACCTTCTGTTCCAGGTAAGTCTCCTATTAACATGGGTAATATTAGCAATGTAATGACAGCCTATAATGTTGGAAAAACACTACTTGATAAGGATGCGAGTAAGAAAGAGAAAATGACAGCAGTTGGGGAAGCTGGATTGAACTATGCGACAGGTGGAATGTATGGGGTTGGTAAAACAGTATGGGGACTATTTAACAAATGAGTATTGATACAGGCAAAACGGCTTATAAAGCTTATAGTAAGGGCGCACAGTACGGTAAGTTCGGCAGTGGAGATCATAAGTCTGAAGGTGGCAAGGTTGTTAAGGGTGTTACTGGTAAGATTCATATTCAGGGTGGTGTTGAAACAGACATAATGAAAGCACATGGGCCTGAAGGTGAATATATACTTGCTCAAAGAAAGGGATATACAAGTCCAGATGATGCACCTAAAAATAAAAAAACCGGTTATGGTCAATATGGCTATTGGGATGATGTAAAAGGTTATGTTGCGGAATCAGGCCCTGGACAAGCGGCAACTGATGATATGGGAGTAACTGGAGGTACTGGAGAGAGTGGATATTTTACAGATGCCATGCAAAGAAAATATGAACTAGAACATGGTTTTGGAAGCTGGACTCCTGAAATGGGTGAAAAATTTGGTAATATAGGGGGATTTGATCAAGATAGAATGTGGGAAAACATGTCTAGTGAGGATAAACAAAAATATCAATTAGAAGGGATGATGTTTAGCGGTATGGAAAATATCGTAGAGGGCACTGAGACCATGAAAGGTTTCCTAAAAGAAAATTTAGATGAGCAATTAGGTAGTTTAGGACGACAAAAGGATAGGCTGGATACAACAACACAAGACATACAATATTCTTTAATGGATCAATATCAAGGAGCATCTAATGTTCAAACAAAAACGGGCTTAGTGGGTTCTGATCCTACTAGTAGAAAAAGAATTGAGAGGGCTGGAACAGGTCAAATGAAGGAAGTGGGTCTAGGACTGCAAGATATCTGGTCTGGAGAAAGACAAGCAGAAACTCAATATGAAAAGGATATATTTGAAACTGATAGGGCTGCAGAAGATGCAATGGCAAGCATGATGACAAATTACATGACTGCTACTGGAGAAGAATTGCCCGAAGGTTACATGTCTTTTTATGAAGAATATTTACAAGGAAATGAAAATGAAGGTGTATAATGGCTGATTATGAGGGAATAGCAGATACATTAAGAGTTGCTTCTGATATATATTTTAAATCAAAGAGCCTTGACCTTCTTGAGGCGAGGGAATCAGTAGCACAAACAAATCTTGAAATAGACAGAAGGCTTGGTGAAGAAAGATTTGAGAAAGAAATAGAGTTTAAACTCTATGATTCCCAGATACAAAGAGCACAAGCAACACGAGCCAGGAAAGAAAAAGAATTTGATGTGGTAAACGAGAACTATCAGACTTTAACTGGAGATATAGTTAGCCTTCCAGATCAACACAAGACATCTAATAGCCTTGATATGATAGGTCAAGTAGAAGAAGGGGTTTTTGGTAAATTAAAACAAGAAATAACAGATATAAATAAACTTATTGATCGTTTAGACACTGGTAAAATGCAAGCCTTATCTAGGATTGAAGATATTAGTAAAATGAAAAAATACATCAGTGGTGGTGCAGGAGGATATGAGGGTGGTACCGATTCAAAAGCATATGATCCAGGCGATTTTATGCTTGAGGGTGAGGGTGGTTATGCAGACGTAAGCGGTATTGATCTAGATATAAAACCATGGCTTAAAGATGCTTATGTTAAACCTACTCAAATGGATATTGCGGCAATGAATAAGGCAATGGGTCTAGATGCCATGAGTCTTATAAATATAGAATATAAGCAACATGTCATAGATGCAAGTAGGGAATCTAATGAGACTACTCAGGGTAAATTAGACACCCAAGCAACAGATAAAGCATATAAGTCTATTTATACAAATGTGGCGACTAATACTTTAAATCCATTTAGTGATCTATTAAAGCAGTCAACTATTGTTTCTGGCTATAGTGATGAAGAAAGAATTGGAGAAAGGGCAGCATATGCATTAGACGTAGCAAAGCTTCAAAGAGCAAAAGATAATTTAGCCGCTAGTATTGATCCCCTTAGTTATAATAAAATATTACAAAGTGTCAAGGGGCAAGGATTAAGTTTAGATATTATTAGGAAATATAATTCAACTGGACAGATGCCAAAGGGTTTAACTGAGCTTCAACAAGCAACACTTACTAATGTTGCTCCTAAAATTCAGCAAGCATTAGAAACTATCTATGTAGAGGGGTTTAATGCAGTTCAAGGCTTAAAGGGAGCCTCTGGTGTGCCAGGCACAGGATTGGATCTAATGTCTCTATCGAAAAAAAGAGCAATGGACTATAATGATTTAATAAAGGAAGGGAAACTGATGGAGGCTCAAGAACTTGCTTTTGCTTTTGAACAGGTTACAGGTATAGATGTATCAAGTCAAGAAGCAATGGATGAGTTTCAATTAAAAGTTAATAATGAAGGTTTTGTTTCAATTGATGACGCTTCCTTACAAAGTCTAATAACACCTGGGAAAGACTCTAACAAGCCATTTAAACTTACAACTGATTATCTTTTATTAAAGAATGCTCATGATTCTGGAGATAAAGAACTTACAAAAACATTAGTGCCTCAAATAATTCAAAAATATGGTAGAGCTGAGGTATTAAAATCAATAGCGGAGTGGTCAGATGAGTGATTGGTTAATAGATATGATAGCCGAAACTGAATTTGATGAGGCAGTCGAGACTAAAATAGACTCAATGGATAATGTGTTTAAAGTAAAGGAGACTGCACAATTTTTAAACATAACTCCAGATTCATTAAGGAATATGGATTCTACTGTATTTGATCAAGCATACACTGCTGTAACTGATAGTATAAAAGCAGACAGTATTAGATTGGATAGTTTAATAAATACAATAGATACTCCAGAACATTCTATTGACTTTCCAGACATAATCACTTCTAAGCCCAAAGGCGCTATACCTGGTTGGAGAGAGAAAATGAGTATTGCTGGGAAAGAAAAAGCCGAAGAGGCTGAGGGTTTAAGGCCAGAAACTGGTGTTAAGTTTCATCTTAGGCCCGAATCTTATCTTTTTAAACTTCCACCAACAGAGGGAATGGAATACTTTGATAGGGTATTATATCAATATAGTAAAGAACTATCTAAGGAAAGCGATGTTCTGTTAAGTCCTGCGTCTTACGGTGATGAAAGATTTGGTGAAAAATTAACGGAATTAAATAGAAATTTAAAAATAAGGGATGATTTAACAAGGCAATTAGGTGAAGTATATAAGACAATACCTGATACTGAAGAATATAGAGATATGAGAGAAAGATATATAGGGATAATCGAAGCCAACCCTCTTGGTAGAGCAGTTACTGCTAGTAATGAAGATTTTGTTTTACATACTCCTTCATCCGAAATGGATCCTCAACCACTGAGTCCCATGGCCAATGATCCTGAGCCTTTAATGGCTTTATCTAGAATGGTTGATCCATTAAGAGAAGGCCCTCCTGATTTTCTACCAATACCTGAGGAAATAGCAAGGCTTGAAGGATTTGACAGGAATCCTTTTATGCAAGCCGATGAGGCATTAGCAGCCATAAAGGACTATCAAGCAGATTCTTCACAAGTGGATCCAATTACATTTACTGAAGAAATAGACGTTTGGGATCCACAATATGACTACTCAGACCAATAGTAATGGGATACGATCCTTATAATATAGATTCTCTTTTAGAAGAGATACAGAACCCTGAAATCTCAACAGAAACCATGCCTTCTCAAAGAGAAGGTGTTATACCTACTGTATTTGAAGCATTGGGTCAAACAGCATGGGGATTCTCAACTGGTTTCGGATGGAGTATTCCTGAAATATCAGATGCAGTTGAAGAAGCCGCTACTGGTAAAACAAATAGATGGGAAAATATTGTAACAAGTATACCAGCAAAAGCTCTTACGCTAGGTCAAGATAAAGAATCATACGCTGGTGACTTTACCGCATCAGCAACAGACAGAGAGCTTACACTCCCTGGTAAGATAGGATATACCGTAGGTAATGCTGCAGGTATGTTAGTTAGTTTTGGTTGGTTAGGGAGGGTCATGGGTGGTGGAGTAAGAGCGACTGCTAAAGGTGCGCAACTTATAGGTGTAGGACAAGGTGGCTTAAAGACTGCAACTAAATTAGCACAGGATGATATTGTTCAAACATTTGGAAAGGTTGTCTATACTGCTGGTCAAAAGGAGGGAGCACAGGAATTAACAGAAGAAGTAGCGACTGATATAGCAACAAGTGCTCTTGATATTGTATCAAAGTCTGGTGCATTTTATCAGGCAAATAAAAAACTTGCTGATGGGGCTTTTCAACAAGGAGCAAAGCTTGCAATAAAGGAAGAGGCTTTGCGTCCAATATTAGGAAATATTGATGATGCGCTTTTAACAGAATTTGCAGATGAAGCATTTCAAATAGCACTAAGAAGAAGTCCTAGTGAAGGAAAGAACTTAATAGACAATGCTGCTTTAAATTTAGCAAAGAAGGCATTTGGGGATACTGATAAAGCTAGAATTGCAGGGGGGATAGCAGGTGCTAGTACTTATGATGCAATACTTGGTACTGTTATTGGTGCAGTAAGAGGCTTTGGTGAGTATAAGATAAATGAAAGTTATAATTGGGAGAATCCTGAAGATTCAATGGCTCTTCATAAATCTGCATTAGGTCATGTACTTGAAACAGCAGGGCATGAAGCAGCAATATTTTCAATACTAGGGCCAGTTAAATTTATAAGAGGTGGTAGTCGTACTAGTTCTATAACCAAAACCCGTGATATGACACGTGGTGTTATTAATTCTTTAAGACCTGTAAGTAAAATGACCCCTACTCAACTTGAAACAAATGCTGAGTTATTACATAATTTGAGTGGAGGTAATATATTAATTGATCTAGGCTATGCTGGAAGAGGAAAGTTTTGGGAAGGTATTAGTAAAATGTCGAAAGAAAATGCTGATGATGCTTTAAAAGAATTACGTGAATTTCTAACAAAGGCCCGTAAGACATTTTTAAAGGATGCACCTGGTGATTTTTTAAGAGTGGTTGGTGCAGATATGTTCTATAGTTTACCTAGGATGATGACAGGTGCTGTTGCAATGAATCTAACAAGTCTTTATGAAACTGTTAAGAACCATGGTGTAAAAAACTTCATGGAAGGTTTTGGCGCAACTGATTATGAGAAAATTTCAAACATAATGACTGCAATGTATTTTACAAGAACACCTCATTCATTTCATTTACATGGTTCTCCTTATCCAACTGGGCCATTTCAAACGGGCAAGGTAAAAGAGTTTGCTTCACAAAAAGGGAAACAGTTTAGTGAAACCGTTACTGGTTTGAATTTAATAGGTGGTAAAAACTTTGAAAGTGCATTAAAAATAGCACAGAAATATGGTGGGTTTAGTGATGTTAATCCTGAAAAAATGGATAACAAAATATACAGTAAATCATTTGAAAGCTCTGAGGAAATACAATCAATAAAGGAAACAATAGAGCCTCATACTACTGAAAAGTATGTTGTGCCTGAAGGGCAGGAACCAGCAGGAGGTCTTAGAACGGCTGGTGCTAAGTATATAGCAGAGAATGTAAAAGATCCAGTTGAAAAAACACAATGGCGTGACAAATTGAGTATTGCTCAAAATATAGTTGAGTTTCATAATGCAAATTCAACAAGAACAATGGATATAAGTCAAAGTCTTACAAAGGAGGCTGCGGCAAATCTTATAGAAAAATTATCTTCAACTACGTTTGATGGAACAAGGTTAACTAAAAAAGAATCTAGAGATCAACTACATGATTGGTATGCTAATAGAATAGAAAGAGAGGCAAATGTACCCATTAATATAATAAAGCAATTTGTTATTGACATGTATACAGAACTTGGAGTTCCTAACGTAGAAGAGATAAATGGTAAGATAGTAGTTCCTAGATTGAGCAAGGATCTGTTTACATCTTACCTCGATGCTAATACAAATAGGCGTGATGGTACAAGATCTGATGCTGGAGAAGCATTACTTAGTCTTGTTGAGGCAACTAAAAAACTAGAAGCAGCAGATGTTGTAAGATTTGCACGTCCAACTCATGAAACAGCTAGTACAGAAATGATCAAGGAAAGTATTAACGTTAAAGAAAGGTCTGTTGATAAACTGATGCAATATGTTTATGGAGATGCTTGGGACGCAAAAGGAAGAGATCATTCCATATTAAGACAAGACCCTTGGTACGTTGTACATACAAGGCTTTCTGAGGCCGCTAATAGATTAAACGTTGAAAGAGTATTAAAGGGCTCTGGTGATCATTCGCTTGATGAGAATACTGCTAATCAATTATATAAAGGATTAAGAGATGAACTGTCTGGGAATAGATTTCCAGATGTAATCAATAAAGATACAAAAGAAGTAATAGAGGATATTTCAATCTCTCCTAATGCTGATCTCGCTACTGCTCATAAAGACATGAAGCGTGTGCATAAACTTATTAATCTTGTAAAGCCTGAGAATAATGCTGGTGCACAAAGAAGTATTTCAGATTCAAGACTTCTAGAACTACACGAACAATGGTCACGAATGCTTGGTGATGTAGTAACTAATGATAAAATGTATGAGAACATGCAAAGATACCTTGTTGGTAAATCAATAAAAACACTTGGTATAAGTCGTTTATCTGGTGGTTATAATATGCATGCTGCAGTACATGAACTTGTAACCAATAGAGAATTCATGCGTGATACAGGCATGCAGATACCTGAAGTAAACCAAGTAACAGATATGTTAAAAGCAATGTTTCCAAGAAGAGAAACAAATGCCATGGAAAAACAAACATATGAAGAAGTAAAGGATTATTATGAAAAGGTTGTAGGTACTATACAAGATTCAAGGCTGGGTTCCATACAAATAAGAAACATGGTGGAGCAAACACCGGGTGCCTGGTATGAGGCTATTAGGTCATCCATGCTCACTGGTAAGGGAAGAGCGAGCCAATTTGCTGTTGAAAGAATAACTGAGGTCATAGATCATTTTCAAGATGTAATAAGTGAGGCAGAAGTATTTGGTCTTGAACTTCGAGCAGCCGCTGCTCAACGTGGAGCGAACACAGTTGAACAAAAAAAATTAAAATCTCTTTATGATGCTAGTCATGGAGACATGCTACAAGCAGTAAGGCAGTTTAAAACAGCATTGGATTCAGGAGATGGGTTAATGGTTCATGCATTTGAGTCAAGGATGACCAAGGTTTCTGATCTATTGGAACTTGTACGTGAATCTTCTGTTGATGGAACCCATGCTAAATATACTCAAGAAATATTAAGACAGGCAGAAAGGGCATTAAGTGAAGCCCATAGAAATGGTTGGACAGAATTAAACGTTGTACAGGAAGCACATAAACAAATGGAAAGATTTACAATACCAGCCAAGGATCAGATAGATACTGCTTTGCGTGTTTCTTCTTCTCAGTTTGCACAGAGATATAATTTAAATATTACTGATATGACAGATATGTTCTTATCTTATAAATCAATGAGTACTACCATGGAAAAGACTGGTGAAGGTATCATGAGAGTATTGAATAAGATAGATCCTACAGCAACGCATGGAGGGGTAAGGGTCTTTACTCCAGAACAGGTAAGAGAAATACAAAGGACTAGGGAGTATGTTAGCAGTGTAATAAAAAAATCAGGAACACCTGATCCCGCTAAATTTTGGCAGCAGATAGTAGAGCCCCTAATGACTGGTATAAAATATAATGAGCAAATAAGGCATAGAAGTAAGGCAGTTATGGAGCCCGAAGGTGGTTGGAACACATTCAATCAAAGGCTATTATCTGATATAAGTTCTATAACTACTGCATACTTTAGTAGTATGCCTATAAAACAATATACTTATAAAACAGGTCGTTTAGAGTTAGCCAATAAGCAGGTAGGCTATACGGAAAAACATGGCGTACAGGGTATAATTTCAGCCTTAAATGCTACATCTGAGATATCATTACTAAGTAATAGTTTTTATATAGATGGGAAATACGTTTCAAAACCATCTAGAAGACAGATGGATCGTATAATAAAGGAGTTAGAATCTGGTGAAGGTGTTCCTGTTGAAATGGAAAATGGATTCAGGGAGTTCTTAGGCGACAAGAAGAAAGTAGAGGATCATGCAAAGGCACAAGGTAATAATACCATTGATCTAAGCAAGCAAAGATTTAAAGTTATAGCAGCCGATGAAAGTACATTGATACTTGTTAGGATGGGTCGTGATAATAGAATACAGCAAGATCTTCTTTCTGGTTTTCGTAGATCTGGGGAAGATGCTAATGGAGATAGAATGCCAGGTGGGCATCTATATGAAAAACTTCAAGCCTCATTAGATCAAAATCAATTTCCATCAAAAATGCTTGAACTGGTTGACAGGATCAATGAGGGTAAGTTAAGAGATAATGATATTCACGATGCAATAGTTCTTACAAGATTGATAAATGATAGACCATCCTTAATAAGGAAATGGGCTGATCTACCGACAGAAGAAAGGAAAAAGGCCTGGAAGTATCTCAAATTAAGTGAGATGAAGAATGGATTCGTAGGTCATGAAGAAAACCTTGCAAGGGTAAGGTCGTTTTTAGAGGGGGCTGCAGATTCAGATAGGTCTGGTTTTTTTAAGAATGTACTAGATCAGGCTAGAATATTCCTACCAAAGGATAAGAATGCAAAGTTTCCAAAGTTAAAAATGCTAACCGTTGCTGATGAAATGGTTCATGAAGGTGGCAAGGTTAATATATTTTCATCTATCGACCATAAGAAAGCTGAGTTATCAGAACTTTTAAGTAAAGAGATCATTAGTCAAAGAACATATGATGATAATATTCAAAGTTATGAAAAACTTACAAAGTCTATAGTAGATGGTGAGACATTCTTATCTAAACGTGCATTCATAGGTAATCTTGCAATGATGGGTGGCATAAGTCCAGATATGGTATCTTTTAATCCAGATGGAAGTGTAAAGGAAATAAAAGTTGGTGGTATAAAACCAACTATATCACATACAGACATCAAAACAGATATGTCTGACATGGCATCGTATGGTAGGGTTAAGGAATATTATTCAAAGACAGCATTTAAATATAATCCTGAGTTTGATGCATTACTTGACAGGCTTGGAGTAGATGGGATAACATTTAATTCATCTAATAAAGTAAATGAATTTAGAAATAACAACACAAGTGATTGGTATAATACAGATCTTAAAGCAATGGAATCTACTATACGAGATGGTGGTAGAAACGTACATGCTTCACTTAAGCCCATAGAAAGTTTTGATAAACTATCTAAAGATTTTGCATCTGTTAGCGATTGGCTTTCTAAGGATAATATTATTTTTGACAAGACAAATATAAGTGAGATACCATTTGAGTCTATTAACTTAAAATCATTAGGTCAACCACATGACCCATTGGTAGGTTCCAATCTTGGTGTACATATGCACCACAATGTAGGTATAAGAGAATGGATAAATCTTGATGCTAAACTAGATAATGTATATCATTCATTTGAGAATTATGTAGATCCATATTATGCCACAAGACTAGCCAAGGATCTATTTGCTCATTCATCTGAAACAGGTGACATGACATGGCTTAACACGGGTATTGATCATTTCTTAAAACATGATGGCTTGCTTACATCACCCTGGCAAAGAACAAAGATAGAAGAAAAGATAATACCCTATTTCATGAATAATGGTATGATCGCAGCAGGTCGTGTACCAGAAGGGTCTCTAGATGTAATGACAGCAGACATGGGTGGCTTAAAAACCTCTGTCATGAGAAGCGAAGCAGACGGAACAAGATCTGTACAATTATATGGAGAATTCTTACAGTCAAAGCACTCTGCTGAAAAACCTTTTAAACTAGGTGGAACACAAGATAGACCAGATGTTCAAAGTGTTATAATACAGCGTGTTGATCATTCTAATGCTAATTCTGGTGGAGAACTTGTTCAAAGAAAATCTGACGCATTCATGGTTAAGCGTGGTGGTGAAAAATATCTTATCATAGAAGGTAAAGCAATAGATAAGGATGGTAATCTAAGGGATATATATAATGATTCTAAATTAGAGTACCAACTTGATTCAAAAACTAAAGACTCAGATGTTAAAAAGGCACAAGCATTAAATAGAAATCTGTTTAAGCAAGTAGAGAAAAAAGAGAATGAATTCTTAGCAAGATTAGAAAATTTAGATAATGTTAATTATAGTGAGGCCATGACAGAACTTTATCAATTCGATAACACAATGGCCGTTGGTTCAATAAATAATAGACAACCAAGGAACCAAGCTGGTGATCTTGTGATATCTAGATTAAAAGCATTTGAAGGTAAAGATGGTAAAATTGTTACCCATAATGGTGATCTTGCAGGTAATAGTAGTAGAATGAACCATGCTGATGCGATCAATCCACAAGATGCTGATTATGACATGGATAAATCATCTTCATTTGTTGCTGCACCTAATAGATTATGGGCTGAGGCTGCTAGACTTTCTGGATATAGAACAGTTAATGATATTAAAGGGTTAAATGCAATATTTGATGATGTATTTAGTAAAGCATCACCAGAACTATTTACCTTTGAAGGAGATCCACAGCAATATAAAGCCGAAATGAATGCTACTGATCTAACAAGGGGTAGATTTGTAAAAATGCATCAAACTCTTACATATCTACATAATATATATAGAGAATCACCTCTGCTAGTAAATATGAAACATTTAAACGACCCTCATAGAATGATGGAAGTAAGATTAAATGTAGATAAGCTTAGATATTTTGATACAGTTGATGAGGTATCTTCTAGTGTAAAACTATTTTTAGACATGTATAAACAGAATCCTAAATTTTATACAGAAAATCCGGATGCCTTAATGAGGGAATTATTCTTTGGATTTAATCGTGGTGGGGTAGAGCATAAAGGACTATTTGAACTTCGTGATGGAAAAGATGGTTCAATATTAAAAGAGAATATTAATTATCAGTCTGAAAGGATGAAACAAGTAAGAGATGATATATACTATGGTCTCATTTCACCTATAAATAAATACTTGAGGTATAATAAGGGTACTACTGTTGATGAGACCAATAGAGATATGTCAGCAACTTTACAAGACTATCAACGTGCAAGGCAAGGTCTTATGTTCTCTATTCTTCCAAAGCACGGTAGAAATCATAAGGTAATAGATGGTATATACGATAATACAGGTATGTATGAATCTGCAAATAACTTTTTTGATAGATCTCAAAATCCATTTGATTTTGCAATGAGAAGATTAAATAGCATTGCTAATAAAAATCATTCATTTGACGAAAGTAAACCAAGTTCGCATAGGATATTAGAATACATACAATCAGGTAGGGTTCCAAATAATTGGACACTACCTAAGGACATAGCACCAGAAATAGCTGATCAATTTCAAATGAATAGGATAGCTGAAACAGCAATGAGAGAAATGCAAATGAAATCTGGTGATATTGCTCAGCTTGATTTTATGGCTGCAGATCTTAGAAGAATCAATGGTAAGCTGGAATACTTAAATAGCATAGGCGGTAGAGGTAATGATATACAAAGTACTGCAGAATATAAAAGTTTATTAGAAAAGAAAGTACGAACAGAAGAATTAAAATCAATCATTGAAGAAAGATTATCTTATGATCCAGGTAATCCAAAAAATGATTATGACTATAATCCTGTAAAGAAAAAGGGAGGAAAGCCAGGGGTATATACAAACTTTAAAAATAAGCCCGTAGTTATTATAAATAAACAAGGTGAAACAAGAGAGGTTGTACTTCCCGGTAAGTCTAATATTAAATTTTTAGGCGCTTCAGATAAATTAGTAATAAATGGTCATAGATATGAGATAGTTGAAGGTGAGATCCAAACGGGACTAAGGGCTGATTACAAAGCATTTGGTGGTGAAGTAAGATATGTTCACAAAGACGGAAGGATTGATCATATATCAAGAGCCGAACAAGTATTTATAGACAGAGAATATAATAATTTACGATCAGATATAAATAATGCTTATGCAAATTTACCTGATCGTACTCAATCTGCTTTAGGTGAGTATGCTGCTAGGCGTACTGCTTTAATTCTCGATAAACTTGCAAGTCCTGATTTTGCTGATCAACCAGCACGGCAATTTGCTTTATTGGCTAGAATGTTAAGACCTAGTTGGGATCCAAATGTGTCTCCCATAGAAACAATGAGGTTTGGAAACCATTCTAGAACATCAAGCATAGGATCTGTAAAATACATAGAAAACAAATTAGCAAAGACTGTATATAATACTCTTTCACAGGTTGCCAATGGAAGTGTTCAAGCAAAGGGTGGGTTAGATAAGATAAGTGCTAATGAATTACTTAGAGACCTTATTGCTACATCAAGAAATTATTATGTGCAGGAACGTACTGGTATTGAAGTTGATATGAGAAAATTAGAAAAGGTAGGATTTACAGAGCCTACTGAATTACCTAACGGATATATGACCGACGCTCAATATTTAGACAAAGGAATATTCCAGTTATTAAGAGATGGGAATTCAAAACAACGTCAAGCAGCAGGCATCATGTATGATTATATGTCAGGTAAAAAACTTGTTGACTCTGCTACTCTTTATAGAGCATCAAAAGAAATGGAAAGAAATGGTATTCCCGTTGATCAGCAATTCATGATGAAAGTTTATGATAGACAGACAAATACATTTGGTGATATAGAAGTAAGAAACTTTGGTATGATCGATGCATATAGAGGTAGAAACATGGGTCAAGGTGGTTCAATAAAAGAATCAACTAAAGGTAGGGTCGAAGAGTTATTCAAATGTCTTACATTGGATTAAAAATAACGAAAATGTTTATCTATATATATAAAAATTTGAAATTCCATTTTAAAAGTGGCACCCCCCAGCAGATTAAATTTTCAAACCCTCTAGGAGTATATCATGTCTAGTATATTATCTTGCGCTTCTCATGTTTTAAATAAGAAAAGAGCTAAGGGAGAAAGAATGTCTCCGCAAAAGAAAAAGAAGGTACATGAGCGTATGACTAAAATAGCTGCTGATTGGCAAACAGGTGCAAGGTATAAAAACATAAGGGACTCTAAATATAATACATTTGAACAATTTGAGCGTATATATGAAGAAGCCACAGGAATACCCTTAGATCCAATACAGGGTGCCATACCCAATTTAAAGGATGTTAAGAAGTTTGAGATAAGACTTCAAGAGTTTAATGGAATACTTGGTACTAAGGATGGTGCTGTAATGGCCAATCTTAAACTTCCAAGGCGTATATTAATGAGATTACCAGAACTTAATAAATATCAACAGGAATTAGTAGCTGAAACAGGATTTTTTAGAAGGGAAAATGTTGATAATAATAAACGCATAAACGATATATTGCATAATTTTAAAAAGTTTTCAGGTGCGTTAGGTGGAAATCCTAAGGAATATAGCCAATTAGAAGCACAATTAGAGCCAATTATTGCAAATAAATCTGCAGGTAAAACAATAAATCGGAGTTTATACCAAGAACTAAGACATAAAAAAATGAATATGCTTACAAATGGTGCTGGTAAAGCAAATGTAATATTATCAGAAGTGTTTCAAGGTGCAAGTATACCAGAGCTTAGAAAAAAACATGGATTTGGTGCTAGAGAGGAATCTTTATTAAACAACATGAAACGTGAATGGAATGAAGTAAGAAAGACAACCTCAACTAATTTAATAAGAGGTCTACAAAAGGTAATATCAATTAACAAGGATAGTAATATCCCTGGTATGGATAAAATACTTGCAGATATGAAAAATCGTATAAAAGAAATTGAATTTCAAAAAGTTCTCGATAAGAATGAAAAACCAATAAAGGATCTTGATTATTTTAAAGCAGACGAGCAAATGCAAATGTTTGGATTTACTGAAGGTAGTGATTATGTTGCAAAAAAGGGAAATAACTACATGGTGGCAAATAGACAATATATGCCACAATATGTATTGGGTATTCCAAAAATACTCGGAAAAATAGAGAGAGCTCTTAGAAAAGAACCCCTTGAAGGAGAAACTCTACCCGAATTAATGAAAAGTATTAGAGAAGAAGTTACCAATCTTGATGGAATCATAGATAGAGCTAAATCAAGATCTGTTGCTGATAGTGAATATAGTCTGGATCCATTCATGTTCCTAAATAAGTACGTTGGTGATGTTTCTTTGTTTAATTATAAGATACACGTAAAAGACAGTTTTAAACGTGCAACTGACACATTAATGAATGAACACTTAGCTCCTGCAAAAATAGCAAAAAATGAAACAGTTACTGAAGCATTAGAACATCATTTAAGGGTTGCTGCTGATGTATATAATACAGTTCAAAAACTTGATGCTGGTGATACTGTGGTTAGTGATAATATTATGAGAACATTAAGTGCATTAACATATTTTAGGTTATTAGGCGGCAATATGCGTAGTGCTCTTCGTAACGGTACCCAAAGAGTATATGAATTAAATAGATGGGGATTTAAAGGATTAAAAGATGCTAGAAAGTTTTATACTGAGGCTGGTGGAACAGAGAATGCTGAACTTGCAAATAGCCAGGCTAAAAGATTTGGTCTTTTATGGTTTGATGGCAAAGAAGCGAGTTCTTCAATTCTTGATGCATTTAAAGGTAAAGGTGACATATCTGCAGCATCACAAGGAGCATTGCAAGAATCGTTTTTAACAGGTAAGGGTTTGAAAGTAAGTGCTGAAGGTGAAATAGTAAGGTCAACCGATGGTGTTACTGATATAGTTGCTAGACAAGCATCTAAACTATCTGATAAAGCAGCCTTTATGCATAAGGTTGTCGAGGATTGGAATAGATCAAGAACATTTAGAATGGGATTTGCTATTGCATACAAAAATCTTCAAAACATGTCACCTGAATGGATATCTAAAAAATCAGGTATAAATATAAAAGCTGATGGTAGTAGTGAAAAAATAGCAAAATGGATGGCTAATGAAGCAGGTCAGATAGGATATAATTCAGTTCTTGACATTCATTATGAGTATGCTAGATGGGCAAAAGCCAAGGCACTACAAGGCGGGCCAGGTATAAAGGGTAGAGCAGGAACATTTCTTGGTCAGTTCATGCATTATAGATTTTCAAATTTTGATATGATGTATGATTGGTACAACAAGGCTAAGGTATCAATGAAAGCGGGTGATTTTACAAGTGAAGAAATGTTTGTAATGATGAGGTTAGGTGTTGTAACAGGAATGATCAATAATATATTTGCACCACTTACAAACATTAGAACTGATAGTGTATTAAGTAATGATGTTGCACAAACAGCAGATGCTGCATATTCATGGTTTACTACTGATAGGGAAGATCCAGAAGCTGTAAAAAAACTTGAAAAGAAAACATTTGGTCAAGGTGGTTATTATTTTCTTGGGCCTAATGTTGGTTTTCTTTTGTCTTTAGCAGAAGTAAAGAATTTTAGAGAAATGGATAGAGATGCTGTATATAGAGAAGATCTTCAATTTGTAGATGATAGAGTAAAGAAGTATAAAACACTTGCACTTATCAATTCTCAAATGGCAAGGACTTTCACATATAGTACACCTATTCTTTATGAACGTGGTCTTATTGATGCAATGAGATTAGAAACTGGTGTATTTCCAGATCAAGATATAAAAGATATAAGAGATTCGGCTAAAAAATGGGTAGGAAGAAATTTATATCCTGTATTTAAACAGGACTGGATGAGATATAAATACCCGAAGAGAAAGCAGCCCGCACAAAGTACGGATGCTGCTCTCCAGGCTTTAACATTACTAACTTAGATCTAAGTATAGTTCTGCTCTTTTAATAAGGTCTAACCATTCTTCATATTCCATGATGACATAGGCTTCTCCCCTATCTTCACGTACTAGTGCAATATCACAACAATCAGGAGGCTTAATCCATTTTGCGATACGCTTTCTTCTTTTGCACTGTACTTTATATTCTCCAATAAGGGCGTCAACCTCTTCTTCTAGTCCAAGTGACATTCCATTAGACCCATAGGCTCTTTTGGCCTTTATACCCTTATTTTTCGCTTTATTAACACATTCTCTTTCAAATGTATTTCCTTTGATCTTACTTGGATGTGTCATTTAATAGGTTCCTTAAAATACCCTACTGCTTCTGTAAGATGATATGTGTTTGCTATCAATTTTATTCTTTCTTCTGCTTTATTTAACTTTTCTTGTACTTTATTTAAATGCTCAACTATAATGTCTGTATCTGAAAGCATTATATCTATTTTCCTTTCATATTTTCCTACCATCTCTTCAGTTTGTTTTACATATGCTTGGTCATATTCATAAGTTGCTAGGTCAGTCATTTTCATCTCCCGTATTATGTAGTGATATGAACTTGTATTCTACTTCATCACCAGTATTTATATTAAAATCATCAGCAGTAGTAGGCTCTCCATCTAATGCTGCCATTGCTAATGCTCTCAGTATCTCAGGGTCTTTGATATTCTTTGCATTCATTATCTGTTGTAATGCATTTCTATATCTTTCCATGTATTGTTCTACGTCCAAGAGCATCTCATTCCAGGTCATAATCCCAGACGGGACTTAATGATGTTTATATTTGATTTCATTTCTTGGATCGATTGTTCTACTATTCTTATTCTCTTTGATAATTTACCCTCAGCCTTGGGTTGCTCAGGTTTCTTTGAAAAGATCTTATCTTTCATCGATATTTTAGGTTTGTCTTCCACGGTAACTCCTATTTGTTAAGGTTGCCTAATGCAATATACATTAGTTCTGGTGTTAATCTCTTTATATTTCCTTGTTTACAACGTACAGCCATTCTTTTTACCATCATCATGGCTTCATGATCGATAAACTCAACAGCACCTTTACCTAGTTGTAATTCATTTTCTTTGAATATTTGTTTTATTTCTTTCTTTGTCATTGTATTGCTCCTTAATTTAAAATAGCAGTATATATTTTCCCATAGATGAAGTCCCATATCTTCCATGAGTCCGACTTACACAGTCCCGTATTTCGAGGATTACTGCTATTTGATAGTCAGTTGAACTTAATCAACCCGGTTATCAGCCAAATATAGGGAAACTCTTCAGTAGCCAACCAAAGCATTTATCACCATTTTTAAGTAATGTATCATTATTTACATGGTTAATGTTAGCTCCCCTAGTTTTTGTTTGTCATTGCCATTGTTGAATTGATCTTTTGTATTTCATACATAAGGTGTCCCGTAACTTGCTTTTTATGGGAACCTCCTTTAGATGTTACAAGTTTAAGACCTTCCAACAATATTTCAGTTTCTTGTATACTTTCAAATACTAGAACAGGTACTCTCATTGATTTGGCCATTATCTAAATCCTCCTACGAAGTTCTTTCTTAAAAGCCTTACTCCAGGGATATCTGTACCATCTTTTAACTCTTCTAGTATTCTTTTCTTATCAAGTTTCTTTGTTTGAACGGTTATCCAGTATTCATCAGGTATGTCATTTTCGTCTATTACTTCAACTGCACCAGCGGATTTTCTTATCTTAAGGGGATTGAAAACAGAGTTCTTGGGCATTGTCTTCAATTCTTCATGGGATTGGATAACAAGCTGCTTAACCCGTTCATTTGTATTGTGAAGCATTTTCTTTATGTTCTTACATTTGGTCATATGTTCATCTACCATTTGCATCTTTTTTTCATTATCACGGTAGAACCAATATATACCATCTTCTTTTTGATATAATTCTACAAATAACTCTTTTATCTGTACATTGAACTGTTCAGGCTCCATGGCCATTTCCATGTTCATCTGTTGAGTCATTATGTCAGTAGTTATCTCATTCATTGTTCTCTTCATAATCTTCCTCTTTTCCTATTGCATCCCAATCTGGTTCAAGCAAGTCTGGGTCAAGATCTTTTCCACACATTCCACAGGTAAGTCCTTCAGGTGTGTTTGTATCCTCCTCCGTTGCTTGATATTCCATTTCATCTTTTGGATGCTGACATTCAAGTTCTTTTGTTGTTATTATTGCTATCATCCTACTAACCTCAATCCATCTAGTGAAAGATCCACATATAGTGTTTCTTTTTCACGATTTGCTGTACTCTCAAGTTTTAAACCCTTTATTAAACTTTTCTCTTTTACGTCAAATAAGGGTTCCAAGGATAATACTTTATTAACATTATATGCTACTCTAAATGAACCTTTAGAAGATGCTATGTTCATTCCTTCATGAAATGCACTTTTTGTTATCTCGCTTATGACAAATACTATCAGATCATGTTGAACTGCTAATTCTGTCAATACTTGAGATGCTTCTTCTACTTTCATGTTATTATCCTTCATTCTACTTCTTAGAAGACCAAGATGATCAACTACAAGTATTTCAGGCTTTTCAGGTAACATTTGTATGCGTTTCTCTATTTCATATGGATAACATGAGTTATAGTCAACTTGTAACCAACTAAAATCAACATCGAGTCCATTTTTCTTTCTTGAATAATGCACTTCAAGATCCTCTTCATCCCAGCCTCTCTCTATCATGATGAATCTTGACATCATCTGTCTTGGGGACATTTCTAATTCCATCATGTAAGTGTTCTTCTTGAATGAATTTATCCAGTTCATCAGCAACATTGTTTTCATGCTCTTGGGAGGGGCTTGTAACAATACTACTTCACCAGGGTATACAGGGAAACTCTTTACTTGTTCATATAATTGATTGAAATTTATAGGCTTGACATTACTTGCATAGAAGTCTATTAAGACATTTTCCATGTCAGTTGCTGTCATCACAGATTGATTTTTCTTTGATTTATACAGAAAGCAAGTTTGTTGACATAATGAATCTTTAATTGAATCACTACATCCATAGTTGTAACCACTATTTTCATTAGCAGTGTAACAAGATGTTATTATCTTATCTAATTCTTCCTTAGTAAATGGTACGCTATGTTTATCGACACGTTGTCTCCAATCTTCCATTATGAGACGAACAACACTTTCAGGATATCTCCATCTTAAATGTGAACCCAATCTTAATGCTGTCATGTGCCTACTACCTTGACCAACACCTTTTAACATTAATTGTATACAAGTATAGTTGGTAGGATCAGGATCTCTTCCAAGTTTAGTTGTAACTATTGGTTCTTTCTTTTCTGTCTTTTTATCTCTTTCTAGTACATTAAACACTGGATCACATTTCATTTCAGGGTATTTAAAGTCTCCTCTTGGGTGATTTTTAATACTTTCCAATGAAAATGATCTAAACTCTGTTTCTGTTAGTGGTATTTTCCATCTCTTTGACTTGGTATTAAGAGTATTGGGAACTCTTATTATCCTTGTTTTGTCTATTACAGATGGATCAGCGTATTTATATACACCTATTCCTGTTAGCATGTCCTTTACTTTTAAATGTAGATCTTTACAAGGTTCCCATTTAAATGCAGATCCAGGTATGTTCACATGAAATCCACGTCCACTAAAGTATGTTTGGTAAGGTATTTGTTTCTTATATAATAGTTCTATTAACATAAGGGTCTTAAACTTTGCTTCATCAACATCTTTTCCATCGACATCAAGTATTAATTCATCAGGCATGTATATCAAACCATCGAATCCAGCAAGTTTCTTCTTCTTATTGAAAAATTCTATTACATATTTATCATAGTCCCATAAGGACATAAAGGTATCTTGGGGTGTACCTTCGAGTTGTGACATCTTGTTACTTTCATGAAAATGATGTCTGTTTGATAGGGATAAAGCGAACTCTTTGATCATTCCATCTCCTTCAATTCATCTTTTACCTGTTTTTGCATTTGATGTCTTTTATTCCAAAGTTCTCCACGCAATTCAGGATTAAGTTCTTGTAATCTTTGTCTACATCTTCTTATTGATTCAGATGATGGTAGATCACCTTTAGCCAATATGTGTAGAAAATCCATTACAGGTTCTTCTATCTTTGACATTTTATGATACCATACTGTAGCAAGTAATTTGTTATCATCATCTCTTAAATGAGGATGGTTACTAAGTAAATGCTTAATGATATTTATTGTTTTTTCTTTTATGTATCTCATAATGATTCCTTTTAAAGAGAAGGGGCTTCCTATAGAGCAACAGGAGAAGAAAGC